ATGCTCGTAATTGATGTATATCTTTTTCCCAAATAATTTACCTGCCACTTTCTCAATTTCCGAAGCTTCAATTGTAACAAAGTAATCGCCGATGTCTTCTGAATATCGGTATATCAACTGATTTGGTATCAGCAATGGTGAGACAATAATACGCTTCTCTTCGTTGAAATATATCTTTTTCTTTTCTTTTGAAAATGCAATAAAATCAACGCCAATCGCTGGTGCGTCGGTCAGTGCTATTGCTTGAATATCGCCATTCTCGTCGCATGTCATCTTATAAACTTTCATAACATTACGATTTTGAAATTATTATGTGTTGCTTCCATGTATGCCGGCAATGCGGGATGTTTATTTCAGTGCCTTTCACACGATACCACCCGCCACGCATTGACCATACGTCCCATCCTACCTCTGCACTTATTTCGTCTATTTCATCCCGTGTCCACAAGTTACCTTCCGACTTCCTTCGTTCACTTTCTTTCATCAATTCAACGCAAAACTCACGGCTCGTCTTTCTGTTTTTGTCATTGAAACCATAAGCCCACTCGTAAGAATATCTTACTTCCTTCTTAATATAGCCCTCTTTATTCTGAACAGCAATAATTCCTTTCGGAGTAACACCATTGTCATCAATATACCCATTCCTTCGCAAACTGTCAATATACTCGCTCAATAAACTCGTTGATATTCCTATAATTCCGGCAAACAAACGCATATCATTGACAATATTTCTGTCTTTCAATATCCAATCTAATATCTGCAACTCTATTTCTCCCAACTGCCTTGCATATTTCAACAACACTCTTGCCTCGCTTTCTTTCGTTGGCTTTACGTGAATATCGTCACTGCCAACTATCTCAAATTGTTCAAACTTTTTCTTACTTTCCTTCTTTCTCAACTTCTGCATTACTTCTGCCTTCGCTTCATCAATATCTTTCTTTTGCTCTGCATTAAGCGGCTTATAGCCGAGCCCCTCTCTTATCTCATCAATAGTTAATATTCCTTTCAACTCCGTAATATCTCTTGTTATCACATCAAAATCCTTCACCTCAAACTCGCCAAGTAACTGTTTGAAATGTTTGTCAATTTCGTTTCTTTTCGGCAACACATACGTACTCTTGAAAATACTTGCAGCGTCAATCATTTCATTCCTTCCACCTAATTGTCCGGGAGTGCGAACGCCGAACAACATGGGGGATGTTACTCTATGTGCAATGAAAATCTCCTGCATAACTATCTCACTCAACTTACCAAACACTTCGCCAACATCCGGCTGGTCTATCTTCACTACACTTGCCACGTCATCCGGTCGCTTGAAAAAGTTTATCATGAATGAACCGGCTCGCTCATCACCACCCCATATCTCCTGAACCATCTGCTCAATTTTGTCCCGTTCCTCTTGCGTCAATCCGGCGCCCGGCATGTTTATCATCGTGTTTGCCGCAAACCCCCTGCGAACATGATTATTACAGTAATTAGCAATCCGGTAATCTAACTCAATGTGTTGCAATGCACCAATGTAATCAGGAACGGGATAGTGCCTGCTATACCCCAAGTCCTCAATTAGATAAATTGAATATTTTAAAATATTAACCTCATCAAACAATTTATAATCAATATACTGGGCTTTGGTATTATTAGTATATTTGAAAACTCCCTTCACATTAACCCACTCATCGCTATATGCAATTATACCTTGCTTATTTTTTAGTTTTCTAAAATTAGAATAATTGCAATATTGCACATCAACTACTTTACCATCAATATCACGTATCACCTTCAATGCACATCCGCCAAAAAGCAAATAATCACGTATGCACTTCTTTCTCACTTCCGCAAAACTCGCTTCAACAATTCCGGAAACCATCAGCACTTTGCCTTCTATAATCGCCTGATGCGTCGGAGAATAGTGATACAAATCTATTAGATATTGAAAGAAATCATTCTTTTCTCCCCACCAATATACATCTTTTGAACTGCTCGTCTGGCTTACTATTGGTGAAGATACGCTCTTAAACTCTATCTTATTTCCGGAAACCTTTCTCTCCATCAGTTATAAAACTTATTTGTTTGAGTGTCATTGTAAATTGAATTTCCATCAGGAGTCCCCTTCACTCTCGCAACCTGATACGCTACCAATGTGTTGGTACTATCGTAAATGTAAACATCGTATAATTGATAGTCCAACACTATGTTATTTGGCTCAACAATAGAAAATTGCAAATACCTCGCTGGGTTAGCAGAGATATTTGCAACACCGGTTAATATTGTCTTCTTATTGTCGGAAAGTCCTATAAAATGAATTGAATACGGCTGCGTAGTGTCATGATTTACGCAATTTGTGAGAACAATAACGTTAACCGTATTCTTTTGCAGGTAAAGCACGCCATTAATTTAACTGATTATAATCGTTAGCGGTAATCTCGTAAATCGGGTGCACGTCCTTGTACTGAATAGTTACCTCGTAACCAAACATATCACCGAACGCTGTGCCTGTAGTGCCTTGCGTCGTGGTCATGTATGCACCTTTATACAATCCCATAATAAAATACTTGCCTGCGTTTGTTTTAATTACTACAACAACATTGTTCTTCGCAAGTAAATCAAGCTCTTTGGAATTATCAGCAGATAAACCTTCTAACTTGAACTTCAACTCATCCTGATAGAACAGTGTTGCGTTTTGCTCATTAACATTAGTCGTCTCGGTAAAAGACGCCGTCTCCTGCCTGAACTGATACTTATACCAGCCAGTTTGAGAAGAGGCAGCAATTGATACAACGTTACCTGCACCAATCGTGAAATCAGCTTCGGTAATCGGCAACGCCTTAATCTTTACCTCGCTGACTCCACCGGCAAATTCTTTACAGCCGAGTGTGAAGTTTTTAGTTAATGCGCATGGCATACTCAATCAAATTATTAGCTTAAGTGAAACTCTGATACAAGGTTAAAGAACTTAACACCAACGCCTATCTCATATATCAAACGAATACGCAAAGCGTTTGCGTCTTTTGAAAACCATAAATCGTAATCTTCCAACGAAACGTTATACGCAAGTACTAAATTTCTCTCATACGTTGCATACAGATTTTGCTTATGCTGCAAAATCTGTCCGGTTACGTTATTACTGTTCAATCCTGCCACAGGCACTACTAACACATTACTTCCCGGATAAATAAAGGGCTGCAATTTACCGCCCTGAACGTTCATGTCAAATTGGTAATGGAAATAGTTGTTATTTCGCAATGCGGTCATTACTGTGATGAACAGCTCGGATGGACAGAAAAGAACAGGTCTTTCGCCAACAAGAACGTTAGTTGATAACTTTGAAATAACCGTGTCAAATACGCTAATAGCGTTAGCTGTAGTAATCGTTTGACCTACTGGTAACGTTGACTGGTTGGCAACCGGCACGTTTTGTTGCATCAACTGAACCAAGCCGCTAAACGCTTTCATGTCTGCCGGATAAGCAGAAGCAATTGAGCGTGTATCGGAAAGATACAACTGCGTGCTTTGCTTTCTGGCAGCACGTGCCAAATAGCGTGATATGAATTGGTCTAACACAGAGAACGTGTCAGGGTGCTCTGTATTAGTCGGCAACCACTGCGTTGTGAAATATTTTTTCAAATCTTGCAAACACCATGAGTCCTCAATTCTCATCGGGGTCGTCTTTATCGTAAATTGAGTAATTGACGTGGTTGCAGTTTGGTTGTTACCGCATATATTAGTGTCCGCTGTTGGCGTAACGTCAATCACCGGTAATTTAACTTGCTGACCCGAAATGTTCGTTACTTTATCAAAGTAATCAAACGACGAGTCCATTTCAATAGGTGCAGTGATTAAATCACCTTTGCGTTCCTCAATCCATTGCGTGAGTGTAGATAAGTCAAATGACATAGTTGGTTAGTTTAATTGTTAGTGGTATTATTTTGTTGAATTTGATTTTCAAATTGAGTTACTTGCTCGTTCGGAAAGCAATACAGAAAATTCGGCAAATACTTCTTTTCATCAGTGCTTACCAAATTTGCCTCTGGTTCAGTAAACACTACATACGTGTAGTGCTCGCTGTCAATAAAATTATCAACCTTTATTCTTTCCAT